AAAAACAAGGAGTTAAAAATCCTAAAGCACTAGCAGCAGCTATTGGTAGAAAAAAATATGGCAAAGCTAAATTTCAAAAAATGGCTGCCAAAGGAAGGAAGAAATAATATGAAAGTTTATAAACCAGATTTATTTTTTAGTAAACCTGCCAAAAAGAAAAATTTACCTGCTATATATTCTAAACCAAGAGCTATGTTTGGTAAAGCAAAACAAATGGTTGGTAAATTTGGAAAATTAACAGGTGCTGGGTTAGCACTTACTGGTGCTGCATATGTTGCAGGTACAAGCAGTAGAAGATATAAAAAAGCTCCTAAACCAGGAGAAAATAGAGATCTAAGAGATATGATTTTAGATCAACCAAGTAAAAGGACTTATTATTTATAATGGCTACACTAGGTGGAAAAAGAGAAGGAGCAGGTAGACCAAAAGGATCTACTAAAAGAAAGAAGTGGAAGATGCTAGATGATCTAGCTCAAAAATATAATCATTCTCCACTTGACTATTTGCTTTCAATCCTTAATAATCCCATGTCATCACCAGAAAGAAAAATGATGGCAGCAGAAAAAGCTGCACCTTACGTTCATGCTAAACTTGCGACTACGACTACAAAATTAGGATCTGATGGCCCAATCAAAATCAACATCAAGTGGGGAGACGAAGACTAAGACTATTGCAATACCTTATAGTCCTAGACCATTACAACGAGAAGTACATAATAGTTTAAAAAGATTTAATGTACTTGTTTGTCATAGACGATTTGGAAAATCGGTATTAGCTATTAATCAACTGATTAAAACAGCTGTATCAAAACCAATGTCTAAATGTGCATTCGTAGCTCCGACATATAGGCAAGGTAAATCTATTGCTTGGGAATATTTAAAACAATATACCAAACCATTGATGTATCTTGGTGGAAGTAAGAACGAAACAGAATTAAAAATAGAATTGTTTAATGGATCAGCAATACAAATATTTGGAGCTGATCATCCAGACAGTTTGAGGGGTATGGGGTTTCATGGAGTTGTCCTGGACGAATATGCCATAATGGCTCCTCGAGTTTGGACAGAAATTATAAGACCTGCTATATCTGATCATCTTGGTTGGGTTATGTTTATTGGAACACCAATGGGCCATAATCAATTTTGGGAAGTATATGATTTTGCTTTAAGAGGTCATAAAGATTGGTTTGGTCAATTATATAGAGCTAGTGAAACTAAAGTTATTCCTGACGAAGAATTAAAACAAGCTCGGGATATAATGACAGAAGAACAGTTCCAACAGGAATTTGAATGTTCTTTTACAGCAGCAGTTTCAGGAGCTTATTTTGGTAAGCTAATTAGTAAAGCAGAAAAAGAAAAACGAATTGGTGAAGTTCCTGTTGATGAACATGTTGGAGTTGAAACATGGTGGGATTTAGGAATTGGAGACTCAACTGCAATTTGGTTTGCACAAAGAGTTAATGACGAAATACATTTGATTGACTATTATGAAAACTCTGGAGAGAGTTTAGCACATTATGCAGATGTTCTTGATGAAAAGAACTATGCTTATGAAAGACATATTGCACCTCATGATATTCAAGCAAGAGAATTAGGAACTGGTAAATCAAGACTTGAAGTTGCTCAGGATTTAGGTATAGATTTTGAAGTAGCTCCAAAATTAGAAGTTGATCATGGTATCGAATCTGTTAGGAATGCTTTACCGAATTGTTGGTTTGATAGAGAAAAATGCAAATTAGGTTTGGATGCATTAAGACAATATCGAAAACAATGGGATGAGAAGAATCAAGTTTTTAAAAACAAACCTCTACATGATTGGTGCTCACATGCAGCTGACGCATTTAGATATGGATGCGTTCATGATCCTGTAGATACAACTGACTGGGATAGACCAATAGACGTAACAACTAAATATATTATATGAAAAAAACAGATAACGAAATTATATCCATTTTAAATAGAGAGATAAGAGCTTCATCAGGTTATATTGGTGGAGAAATAGTTTCTAAAAGAAGAAAATCATTAGAGTATTATCTTGGTAAACCATTTGGTAATGAAGTAGAAGGTAGATCACAAGTTATATCAACAGATGTTTCTGATACTGTTGAAAGCTTAATGCCTTCTTTAATGAAAATATTTACAGCTGGAGATAATGTATTTAACTGTGAGCCTGTTGGCCCTGAAGATGAAGACATAGCTAAACAAGCTAGTGATTATATTAATCATGTATTCTATAAAGAGAATAAAGGCTTTGAAGCTTTATATACTGCGTTTAAAGATGCGTTAATTCAAAAGAATGGTATCTTAAAAGTTTATTGGGATGATGCTCAAAAAACTACTAGAGAAGAATATAAAAAGCTAACTGATGATGAATTTAATTTATTAGTTGCAGATCCTGAAGTTAAAGTTTCACAACATACAGAATACGAAGAAGAATTTAAAGATGATAATGATAAGGTAATTGATACAATTACTTTTCATGATTGTGTAATTCATAAGACAGTTGGATATGGTCAAGTTAGAATTGAGCCTATTCCACCTGAAGAATTTTTAATTGAACGTAGAGCTAAGTCAATAGACTCAGCTAACTTTGTTTGTCATAGAGTTAATATGACTAAAACACAATTAATAGAAATGGGATATGATAGAGATGTTATTGAAAGTATGCCTGTTGGAGATCATGAATATTATTTAGAAGATAGACAAACTAGACACCAGGAGACAGATTTTTCAGCTCCACAAGATAGAGGTGATGAAACTACTGATGAAGTTTTAATTCATGAATGTTATGCAAGAATAGATATTGATGATGATGGTAAAGCAGAATTAGTTAAAATTTGTTTAGCTGGTAATGGATCTTATAAATTACTTGATGTTCAAGAAATAGATTCAATGCCATTTGTTTCTGTTACTCCAATTATCATGCCACACAGATTCTATGGTAGATCTGTTTCAGAATTAATTGAAGATATACAAATTATTAAATCTACTGTTATGAGACAAATGTTAGATAACATGTATCTAACTAACAATAACAGAATAGCTGTCCAGGATGGACAAGTAGCTATTGATGATCTTTTAACTAACAGACCTGGTGGAATTGTTAGAACTAAACAACCACCACAAAATGTTATGCAAGTCATGACAGCACAACCTATTACAGAACAAGCTTCTGGTTTATTAGGTTATTTAGATGCTGTTAGAGAAGCAAGATCAGGTGTTACTAGAACAGCTCAAGGATTAAATGCTGATGCATTAAATACTGATACAGCAACTGGTATGAACCAAGTCCTAACTCAATCTCAAATGAGAATGGAATTGATTGCTAGAATATTTGCTGAAACAGGTGTTAAAGATTTAGGTGCAAAAATATTTGAATTACTTTGCAAGTATCAACAAAAAGAAAAGCTTGTTAGAATTAGAGGTAAGTTTGTACCAATGACTCCTTTTGAATGGAGAGATAGAGTTAATATAAATGTAGAAGTAGGATTAGGTACAGGTTCTAAAGAACAACAACTAATTCTTTTAAATTCTATATTACAGAAACAATTACAAGCAATTAATCTACAACAGAATGTTTATGGCCCAATGGTCAATCTTAAAAACATTCATAAAACTTTACAAAAGTTAGTAGAGAATACTGGATTAGGAAGTGCAGAACCATACTTTATGGATCCAGAAGTAGGTGCAGCTCAAATGCCACCACTTCCTCCTAAACCACCAACTGAATTTGAAAAGGTTTCATTAGCCCAAGTACAAGGTGAAAACGAAAGAGCTATCTTAAGTGCTCAAGTTGAGACTAAGAAAATGGAAGCTCAAATGAGACAGAAATTGCTTGACTTTGAATTACAAATCAAAGAAATGGAATTAAAATATAATACTCAGATTAATGAACTTGAAATGCGTAATAGAAGTATGATAGAACAGCAACAAGTTAGACAATCAGGGGATATATTTAAAGAGATAATGAAAGGTCAAAAACAATTCTTCAATGAAAAAGGATCTAAGCAAACAGATTTCGGAGGGGGTGAAAGCTCAGCAACTGCTGGACGAACCCCTGATGAAGGAAGCATTTGATTATTTAGCTGACAGATATAAGTCAGAAATTTTCAATACTTCTTACAATGACCATGAACAAAGACAAGTTCTTTGGATGGCATATAATATGATCGACAAAATAAAAGGTCATTTATTGTCTGTCATGGAAAATGGTAAACTAGCTTCTGCCGAGCTAGAACAACTAAATGGCTTAACCAAAAAATAGGAAGCCAATCTCGCCAATCTTAATCGAAGCGATAACTATAGGAGAAACATATGAATACAGATAAATCTGTACAAGGTGCTGCTGATAAAATTGCAGGAATACTGAACCCTGAAGAAGGACAATCAGAACCTACAACTAAAGTAGAGCCATCAGAACAAGCTGAACCTGAAGCTGTTGAACAAGAAGCTCCAGTTGAAGCTGCTCAAGAAAGCAACCAAACCGAGACTGAGGAAGTTGCTACAGAAGCTACAAGTCCTGAGAATCAAGAAACGAATGAGAATGAAACTGAATTACAAGAACAAGTTGAGGAACCTTCACTCCACCGAGTAAAAGTAAATGGTCAAGAGTTAGAGGTTAGCCTTGATGAACTTAAGTCAGGTTATTCAAGAGATTCGGATTACCGACAAAAGACACATTCTTTATCTTTGGAAAGAAAAAATCTTGAAGAAGAAAAAGGTGTTTTGCGTCAAACGTATGATACTAAGTTAAGAGAACTTGATGAATTAATGCAATCAGCAAATAGTTTTATCAGTCAAGGTTCTGAAGTTGATTTAAAAGCTATGTATGAGGAAGATCCTCAAGCAGCTGCTAAATTAGATTTCCAAATGAGACAACAAAGAGAACATCTTGCTAGTCTTAGACAGAAATCAGAAGCTGTTAAACAACAGCAATACAATCAATTTCTTAATGAACAAAAACAACTAGCTGAACAGGCAATACCTGAGCTATCTAATCCTCAGAAAGCATCAGATCTAAAAGTTAGAATGAGAAATACATTATCTGACTATGGATTTAATGATCAAGAGATTGGTAGTTTAGCTGATCATAGATTTCTTAAAGTTTTAAAAGATGCTATGGATTACAGAAACTTAAAAGCTGCAAAACCTATTGTTCAAAAGAAAGTAGTTAATGCACCTAAAGTTGTTAAGTCTGGAACAGCAAAAACTGAAAGTTCTAAAAGAAGTGTCATACAATCTAAACTTGGTAGAGTGAAAAAGTCTGGTAAAATCCAGGATGCTCAATCTGCCATACTTGAAATAATCTCAAACAAATAAGGATAAAATAACATGACACAAGCAACAAATACATTTGATACCTATGATGCAGTAGGTATTAGAGAAGATCTACAAGATGTTATTTACTC